TTCTCGTATATCTGCACTCTCCTGTTTAAATCAGAAGTCAAATACTCTACTATATAATCATCTCCCCAACTATTGGTTGTTGTTGCGTTGCCCCAATAACTCTCGCTGTATGATTTGCCCCAATTTATCGTATTTGCCATTTAAATACTGTTTTAGTTTAATTATATTTTTTTCTTTTGGTTTGTATCTCACAATACCCATCCGTTAAATGTAGCATCTGAATCAGGATAAACATCGCCACCCTGGTTTTGATTATACTCAGGAAATAAATTACTGTTGTTGTTTATGTAATCTAAAAACCTTTGTGTATAATACTCTGCTGTATTTCTTGCTTTGTTTACTAAAAAGTCTACCTCACTCTTAGATACTGTTTCTGAGTTTTCGCTTGTATGCTTAAATACTCCTCCGTTTTTTATCTGATATGCTGCATAGGGAATGTACTCTGCTTGTGCATACCATATTAACATAGGCTGTACATATTCATTTACTAAGGTTTGATAGTTGCCTGTTAGACCACTACCTGCTATATCTGATCCTATCTTGTCATATAGTTTAGTTCCTAAGTAGTTTCTTATTTCGATTTGTTGCGCTAACTTAATAAACTGTATAAATTTATCTGTATCAACATTTCCATCAATGATACTATTCTTGACTAAATCTGTTCTCGATATGAATAATACTGTTGCCATAATTAATTCTTAAATCCCATTTTATTCCAATATGCAGCAGTATAACCTGCTCTAGGCATATTTCTAGGAGCTATAGATACTTTGTTTGGGTTTTTTTCTGGTGTAAAACCCTCGCTTCTAGCCTTTGTTGTACTAATAGTATCCCCTAAACTTCTTTGCCCATCTTTTCTAGCATATATTTTTCTAGTCCATCTATGCGAACATCTTGCACCACCTTTATATAACCAGACAGAATATGTGTCAGCACCATTCTTACCAAAGCCTGGATTTACTGCAACATTTTCTAAAGCTATAATATCTTCTTTTCTGTAAACTTTGTTTGCTCTCATCATTTTGATACAAAACTCTCTTGATCTACCTGCTTTAGTTTTGTAACCACCAGAGTAAGCTGTGTACATATATCTTACCAAATAAGTTATATCTTCTTTACCTTCTTTTTTACTTTTGCCATCTTGCTCACTTTCTTTGTAGGGTGTAGCCTTTCCTACTCTCGCTAACTTTACTTCGTTGTTTAATTCATCTATTTTTTTGTCAAGCTCATCTTCTAAATCATAATCAACATCCATTTCATCAATCAAGTCAAACTCCTCTAACAATTCTTCTTCGTTTTGTCCTAAATCTATAAACTTGTCTAATTCTGATAGGTTTTGTGTCTCTGAATGATTTTTACAAGGCATATACCAAGTCATTCCGTTTTCTTCGTGTTCGTGGTAACCCTCGCAACCCATCTCTTTAGCTTTTTCTATAGCTTGTTCTTTTGTTGGGAATACATCTTGACCATCTATCTTTTTTAGCTTGACACCTGTTTCTTCTTCTCTTGTTTCTTCATCTTGTACGTTGTCTAACTCTGTAAATTCAAGTGGCTGAAGCGTTTTAAAGTACAAATGCAAAGAGATATCGTTATAAGCAAGTATTCTATCAAACGCATCAATTAAAAGCCCTTGAAAACTCTTAATTACTAGGTTGTCAAATAAGATAGAAGCTGTCTTTAATTCATCAGCGTTGTTGCCAAGACCTGTATCATCCTTTATACCAAATAACATAGGACTTACAATTCTGTGAGCTACCATAATCTTTTTAGAACTCTCATTACTTAGAAACTCGTATTGTTGGTGTGCATCACTTAACTGAACAGGCTCTATACTTGCTGCTGTTTCAGGGTTGTCGTTAAATGCTAAAATAAATTTACCTGCATTACTTGAGCCACTAAACTTTTCGTAGATTCTTCTTTCTATCATTTCTCTTTGTTCAGGATCAGGAGTTCCATTATTGAAGTTGATTAACATACTTGGTGCAAGTCCGTTTAGTATGTTGTTTAAATGGAAGTTAGAAATCTCCTCCTCTAATTCAGCGTATTGTGTACCACCTTGATAATCTACAGGACTATAATACTTAAAACCTGCTCTGTAAGGCTTTATATAAAGTATTTCTAATCCCTCATTAGAAGTTCCAAATGCAGGTATTCTTTTAAGTTCGTTTCCTTTCTTGTACTTTGCCCAATCATTAAAATAATAGTAACCCTCTATTTCTCCTTTTTCGTTACACTTTTCAGCTCTTAAGGTCTCTATAGGCATATGTTCTAATTGTACAATCTTAGCTCTGTTTTTAGAATAGATAACTTGTACTGCACATTGACCCATTAGTTTTAAGTCGTAGCATAATTTTCTTACACAATCATTATTAAATAACGACTTCATTTGTGCGTACTCATTAGGCTTTTTATTTGAATTAGTAGCATCTAAGCCTTTTCCGTAAATCATCTCGCTAACACCATTTATAATAGCGTTATTGGTAGGACTTCCGTTGTATCTGTCTATTAGGTATTGAAAGTAATTGTTATCCTCTCCATATTCAATGAAGTCTTTGCCTCTCACTTCTTTAACTACAGGAGAAGTGTAAGTGCTTAAATTTACAATACTTAAATCTGATTTATTTTTCATATTACAATATAATCATTATCGTAGACATCATTTCCTGTTGGTACTGTGTATTCGCCACTATTGACTGAGTAACTTGAAATTGTTTGGTCAGTACAGAAAACTTTATCTTTATATATTACATTACTTCCCTCTTTTAATGTAAGATCATAAAATCTTCCTTCTACAAGTACAGGACTTAATGCTTGTGATAACACTAAATAGTTCTTGTCTGTTGTAGTGCTTACTGTGTATGTTGTTGAGGTGTTTGTTGAATCATCTCTTAGTATCATACTAACAGAACTTGCATAACTTCTTGGTATTACTTTTAAAGTTTGAGCTGATGCAGATGTCGTTAAGTGTATCATACTTATATAACGTATAAACTTTAAATTTTGTGTATAAAAAAAGGGAGGCATAAACCTCCCAATTCTGTAGGGTAAAGACTCGAACTTTACTTGCTAACCAATTACTAAGAATAGTGAGTACTATATTCCGTTTGTTGTTGTTTAACACATACTAATAAATTAATTACTTTTATCAGCAGAGGTCAATTAGCTGTGCTACCTATTACACTAACCCTATAACGTAATACCTGATAAAGATATTAAATAGTCTATACTATCACTATCTTTTTCTGCAAACAGTAAAACATCTCCGTATATAATTCTACCTGCTAAGGCACTCGCATATACATTTGGTGCATAACTCCATCCACTCTCGTTTATATACATAAAGTCTTTAGTGTTTGGTATTTCTACTCTTTGTATGTCGCCTTTTACTGCTTTTTGATACTCTTGTAATGTACTTACTTTATAATCGAATAAAGTAGTATTGTTTGATTTGATTAAAATTGTTTTGAAAATATTTAAGTTTTAAAATTAATAATACTGCAAACTAAATATATATACACGAAATAAAAATTCGCATAAAAAAAAGGGAGTCCGAAAACTCCCCTTTAAAACAAAACTAATCTATTTTATGAAAACTTATATAAATATAAGAAATTAATTTTAGTTAGGTGTTATTTGAGTTGCACTTGCATCTCCTGTTACTACAGAGCCTGTAATAAAGTATGGAGGTGCAGTCTCTTGTGCTACCATAGTTAAAGTAAAACCACTAAGATCTCCCATAGCAGCTCCACTTACAATACTTCCACCTGTTACTTCTGCTCCGTGTTCTAAACCTACTACAAAGTAATTACCATTATAGTCCTCTACAAAAACGTGAGGTCTTGCGTGTGCAATTAATTTTAATTCTTCTTGTGTAGCTTTTTCAAGGAACGTAAGTGTCAAGTTTAGTGTGGTTTCGTAGAAAGTAGTACCATTTTCTCTTGAGCTATTGATTGCAGTTTCTAAAGATGAATTACCTTTTATATCAAATTGAAATAAAGCAGGACTACCTGCTAAAGCAGTAACTTCTCCTCCTGTAATCGTAGCAGTACCAAGAGTTCCGTAATCAGCAAAGTAAACAGTCTTTAAACCACCTACCCCTGATTTACAAGGTAACTTTCTTCCTGTTGTTAGTGTACAAGCCATAATTATTAG